CTATATATATCCTGTGCTGTCTACTAATAATAAAAATGAAAAGCAACTGCCCTTCCCTCCGCGTCGCAGGGGCGCCGCGCCCTTGGCTGAGACTCTGCCTCCGACCGTTCGTTCACGCAGTCAACGGAGTCCACGGACGCAGCGTGTCTGAAGCCACGCTGGCTCCATTGTCGCCTCCATAGACCTCTCGCTTAGGGCTTCAAGGTCTATGTTCAGCGCCACCCCGTCTCCGCGCTCTCTCACTGGGGAGACGCCATCTGAGTGTATCGGCATCGCCGTTTTGTCAAATGAGTCGCAGCCAGCGATTTTTTGCAAGCAAAAAATAACTGGGCTCCGTATTTGACAAAATAGTCACGTGGTTCTCCAGTCAATGGTTCTTCGGCTCAACGGCTCAATCCCTCGCTGAAGCCTTTGTATCTTTTGCCTAAAGTCAAAAGATGAACGGCTTCAAAGCGTGCTCGGGATAGCAGGTCGCGCTAAAGCGCGTCTGCTTCGCCTGCCGATATTAGTGACTTGTTTTAGCGTCACAAGGACCTAAACAGAAAGGAAAAGATGAATACAGAAAGCAACGGCATCTCCATCCAAACTATGTGCTACGGGTGCCAAGCGCTGACCGAACTATGTCCCGAGTGTCAGGAGACACGTGATGCCCGTGACATAGACATTGCCCATCAGATAGTTGATGAAGGCAATCTTCAATACAAGCACGTCTGGTCCAAATCAGACTCAGACGTTACTGCCCACGACTGGGTAGGCTCAGTAACCAAATTGCGACGTCCCGCCATCCAGATGGACGGTTCCGTCGTAGAAGAAAGGTATGAGTTCCTAGATGCTATCTCAGTCATTACTGACCGCTTGTTTGACCTTGAGACAAGCCTCACTGTCACTACCTCAGAGGTTGTATGCAATTCCTGCAACCTCATCTACAATAAGTATCAAGCAGACTGCCCAGTTTGCTACTAATCATCCCAAGGGGCGCTCCCGTCAGAGTGACGGGAGACAGCCCCGACAGAAAGTAAACCAACTAACTAAGGAGACTAAGCAATGAATACAGTAAACGAGTTCAAGTTCAACAATGCACTACTCAAGTCAGTCCGTGACTATGGCAACGTAGTCAAGGGTATCGTTCAATCCCGCCAGACTGAATACACTCCAGATGGGCAAATGCGTGCTCGCTTCATCGCCAGCCGCCAGGTCACAATCACTGACCCAACAATCCTAGCAACACTCCGTCCTCTGCTAACCGAGAACGCTGAGTTCTTCGTCAACCTATCAGGTTATATGACAACCACAGTCCGTGAAGAAAAAGGACAGACCAAGTGGTACGACAACCAAATCGTTACCACTCTAGAGTTCGTTAGTTAACTCTCAGGCGGGCTAGTCAGGCTTCGGCTTGGCTAGTCCGCCTATCTTTTTTTTTGTCAGGCGCGGTGTACCTACCGCAGAGCACTACGAGTCCATTGACCTCATAGGAGATAACAAATGTTTATAGATACAGGCACATTGATTGCTATATGTCTAGCACTAGTCAGCCAGTTTATATTGCTAGTAGTTCTATTCCGTTCCAATTACAGATGGGAACAGCAGTATCACAGAGTAGTTCGGCTATTAAAAATAGAAAGGGCAGAGCGCAGATGATGACCTTATTTGCTACACGTAGATGTCCCTACTGCCACAAGACAGGCAGTATAATGGTGGATGAAAACGAGTTGTTTACCTATCTCAGAGGCGAGTATGTTCAGCGAGCCTTCACCTCGCTATCAGTCCCGCTCAGAGAACAGATAGTCAGCGGTATGCACCCAGAATGTTGGCAAGAAGTATTCGGAACGGAGTTAGAAGATGCCAGCCAAATATCAGACGACTAATTGTCGCAAGTGTGATATGCCAATAGTTGTGCCAGTCTATGACTGGTCTCCTAATGGTGAGAATTTCTGTAGCCCCTGCGCTATGAGTTATGTCGGCGCAATTCCAGGTGATAACTAATGAACATCATCTGCCATAAATGTCACGTCCCAACAGATGAGACGGACATTATCTGGACTGATGATAAAGGTGACCAATGTGTGGACTGTTACGAGAAGGAGACCATAGATGCCTAAAGATATACAAGAAATCATAACTTGGTTAGACAGTTTGATAGTAGAAGTCAACCGTCTTAACGAAGTTATTGAAGACCTCATAGCAGAGGCACCAGTTCGCTAATGTTTCTTATAACAGAAGACGGCAAGATACACGGCTTCGTGTTTGCCTGCCCAACCTGTGGGTTTTCTACGCTCAATGACAGAGCGTGGTTCTGCCCCAATGACAACACCAGACTAAAAGAAATACTACATAAAGGAGACTAACGTGGGACTAGATATGTTTTTAATGGGCAAGAAGTATGTAAGTGGGATTGACTGGAGCAAGGAAAGAACAGACAACGCCTTTGCCAAATCCCCTGTATATGAAAATATAATCAAGGCTGCTGAACTTGAGGAAATAGCAACCGATGATGCAGGATTATATGTTGAGGTATCAGTAGGCTATTGGCGTAAAGCCAACCAGATACACGGCTGGTTTGTAGACAATGTGCAAGGTGGTCAAGATGACTGCAGAGAATACCCAGTTGAGCGTACTGACCTAGATAAACTACGCACATTATGTAAAGCAGCCATTGCCAATCAAGACCACGGCGACCTGCCCCCAGTATCAGGATTCTTCTTTGGCTCTAATGAGGTAGGCGACTGGTATTGGGAAGACTTGAAACAAACTATAGAAATTATAGACCGAGTGCTATCCTATCCTGACGACATCAGGTTCTACTATCAGAGTTCTTGGTAAGGACGGAGTATGAATGAAGTTATCTTTCCACACATCCCAACAGCAATCACCTGGTTGTACCTCATTGGCATTGGGTATTGCATATACAGATGGAGTACTAGATGAAGACCAAGTTAGCCGCGCTATTCAGTTGGGCATTAACGCTATCCAGCGTAGTCTTTCCCAGTCAGTCATATGCAATAGCAGTAGCAGACAGACACAAAGACACAGACAACTCAGTCAAGAAGGAACGCAAAGAGATTCGCTGGACGAAATCCTTGAGCAAATCCTATGCGAAGGCGCTAATCTCAGCACAGTATGAGAATTGGGGAGCATCAGAGTTCCGTGCCCTTAAGAAATTATGGGGTAAAGAATCTGCTTGGGACCATACAGCGGACAATCCTAAGTCCACTGCATTTGGTATCCCACAGATACTAGGACTAGCACCCAACACTCCTGCGCCCGAGCAGATTGCTCGTGGCTTGGAGTATATCCAACACCGCTACGGCAAACCATCAATTGCTTGGGCACACTGGCGCAAGAATGGATGGTATTAGATTTCCCACACGCTCCCCTACGCGGGGGTATACGGGAATAGTCAGAGAGATGCAGGCCTAGCCAGCGTAATCTGACACAGAGTTAGGTCGCATAGTGATAGTAATGGCTGCCAATGTTAACGTTCTATCAAGCGTTAACGCCTAACAGACCTGAGCAAGTCTTTAAACTGCTCACCAAACAAACAAACAAAGGAGACAGCAAGTGATATACAAACATATAGTAGAACTAGAGACCATCATCAATGATGACTCTAATGACCCATCAGCACTGGCATTAATTGGTATGTCAGATGAAGAACGCACTAAGTTTCTTAATCTATTAAGTGCAAGTGTTGTTCAAGAGTGCTTTGACAAAGTTGGCATCAACGAAGGTATGTCCTTCGCAGAATTGCGGGTAGCCAAGTGAGCACAGATACCATCTCACCAGCAATTCCATATAAGAACAGAGCCAACTGGCTCAAGTCAGGCACAGGTGTAACAGCCACATCAGCATCAGATGTAGCCAGACAAGCAGGCCTTGACTGGTCAGTGTCATTGCACCCAATGACAGCCCACTATCTAATTCCAGGTGGCGGTCAGCCACTAGCAGTACCAGTGCGTAACAAGCAGGCAGTCATCAAGACTACTCCGTTTGGCAACGTAGATAACATTGGTGTTGTAGGTAATAGATACCAAGTGTTTCAGAACGGTGAGATTTTCTCAGCGCTAGATACTTTAATTGATTCAGGTGAGGCACGCTATGCAGCCGCTGGTGAGTATGATGGCGGCGCAAAGGTGTGGATGTTACTTGAGTTACCTCAGCAAATCAGCGTAGCCAATGACCCACACGCAGCCTTTATCCTGGCTAAGACCAGCCACGATGGCAGCAGTTCAGTCATCATCAAGCCAATCATTGAACGGCTATGGTGTCACAATCAAATCAATAAGATATTCCGCAGGAATAATCAGTTCACCTATACCCTCAAGCACACCAGCAACAGCAAGTTGCAAGTGTCAGAGATTAGCCACATCTTAAAGTTGTCTTATCAAAACATTGAGGCATACTCAGATATTGCTAACCATCTACTACAGCAAGAGGTAGACCGTGAGCACGCAGTCAACTACTTCAAAAAGGTATTTCCTCTACCTACTACCATTGAAGACAAGCCACTTAGCCTGCTATCACAGGGTGAGAAAGCGCAGTTGACGAGGGCTAACACCGCACGTCATACTGCGATGCACATCTACTCAGCCAGTGAGACACAGGAGAATATCCGTGGCACACAGTTCGGTCTATGGCAGGCAGTAGTTGAGTACGCTGACCACTGGAAGTCAGACAAGGGCACAACCACAGGTGTGCGTGCTATGTCAGGTGGCTCAGACAATCTTAAGTTACGTGCATTAGAACTACTAACAAACTAAGGAGACTACAGTGGAATATATACACACACTAGCAGACGGTAGTACTGTCAAGTATACCGAAGATATGATTAAAAACGCTATCTCTGATAGAGATTACTACCAGGGTAAATATCACGATTATGTCAGCAAAGTAAACCGCAATCGTGAAGCAGTCTATGAGTTCTTTAAGGACCGTTATGCTGCAGGTGATGATGATATTACAGTAACCGTTGATGATGTCAATGATTTGCTTGAGTCTATTGGTTCAGGGAAACTGAAGTCTCTGTTCACAGTCAGCGGTACTATTAACTTCACAGTCTCAGATGTTGAGGCAGAATCAGAGGATGATGCCCGTGAAATAGTAGAGCAAGGCTTTGTCTTGCACTATGAATCAGATGGTTCACTAGATGACTGGGATGTAGAAGTTATTGAACTCGCCCAGCAATAAGGCTTGAATAGTACTACCGTTCTGGTACTATTCAGACAAGAGAGCGGGCTGGTTTTGATTAGTCTCCTTTCTAGCCCGCTCTACTTATAAGGAGACAACAGTTATGTCGGCAGTGCAAATAGAACGTGACCGCTACGGCAGGCCACTAATAGTTCCACCTACAGGTGGCAAAGCAATTGCTTATACCCGTGCTACTACAATAGCCAACAGTCTTGACGACCCGTCAGCGCTTACTGCCTGGAAGATGCGTATGGCTGCGATTGGTTTATCAGTTCGCAGCGACCTGCTCCTTGCTATTAACGCAGCACAGGATGACAAGATGGCTATCAATAAATACATTGAAGATGCTATGGAAGTAGCAGGTGCTAGCAAAGCAGCAACTATCGGCACAGCCATACATACATTCGCAGAGAAAATGGATTTGGGTATACCAGTTAGTATCCCAAACGAGTGGGCAGGGGACTTAATTGCCTACGAGCAAGCAACAAAAAAACTAAATAAAGTTTTCATAGAACAGTTCTGTGTCTTAGATAAGTTTAAGATTGCTGGTACACCAGACAGAGTTGTTGAGTATGAAGGCGAAAGATTCATTGCAGATATAAAGACAGGTCGTATTGACCATCCAAATAATATTGCTATGCAGTTGGCTATCTATGCCAACGGCTTGCCGTATTATCCTGACACGGCAACCCGCGGTAAGTGGGGAGACGTTAACAAAGAGAAAGCCATCATCATCCATCTGCCTGCAGGTAGCGGTCTATGCAAACTTGTATGGATTGATATTGCAGAAGGCTGGAAGGGTGTACAATTTGCAATGAAAGTCAGACAGTGGCGAGACAAGAAAGGTCTTGCTACTCCGTTCCCAGAGTAAGGAGAAGGTAGTGTCTTCAACCGAAGCACCAATCAGTATCACAGTAAAAACAGCAGCAGGTTCATTAGTAACTATTCGTGCAGAGCACGGAGAAGATTTGGACCATCTTGTTGCACACTCATTAGATGCTGTTCGTTCTGCAGTGACAGAACTAGAATCAGCAGTCAAAGGTGTTACTACAATTACACCATCAGCACCAGCGCCAATGGCACCAGCGCAGGTAGCAGCAGCATTAGGTGCATCAATCGTTGACAACACACCAGTCAGTACATCAGCCCCGTCAATCGGTGGCGGACGTAATTGCCCTCACGGCAAGATGACTGCAATCCAGGGAACAGGTAAAGACGGACGTTTGTATCGTGGTTACTTCTGCCCAGCACCAAAGGGTGCATTTGATAAGTGCAAGAATGACTATGTAAAAATTGGTAGCGCTGACTGGAATGTATTTGTTCCAGACCAAGTGAAGTAATGCGTACACTTAAACGCAGCATTAGTAAAGCAGAGGTGGGTGGCGAACCATTGCCACCCGCTTTTGCGGCATTTGAGCGAGCAGGAATTATCCTGCGCCGTGCAGAAATTACTATGGTTGCAGGCACTCCAGGTGCAGGTAAGTCATCAGTTGCGCTGGCTATTGCAGCCAGAGCAAAGGTACCTACCCTCTACTTCAGTGCAGATACCAATGCTCACACTATGGCAATGCGTTTGCTGGCTATGTCTAGCCGTATCACACAGACAGCAGCAGAGCAGATGCTCAAGCGTGAGCCAGATAAAGCAGAAGAAATACTTACCCTTAACAATCATTTGTTCTGGTCCTTTGAATCAACACCCACTCTAAAAGATTTAGATGATGAGGTCAGTGCATTTGAAACTGTATGGGGCAGAAGTCCTACACTAATTGTCGTTGACAACTTGATGGACATAGCAATGGATGGACACGAAGAATTTCAGGGTATGCGTTCAGCAATGAAGGAGTTAAAGTATCTTGCAAGAGATACCAATGCTGCTGTCCTTGTCTTACACCATACTAAGGAAGGCTCAGAGGGTTATCCTTGCCAGCCACGCAGTGCTATCCAAGGTCTTGTCAATCAGATACCAGCAATGGTATTAACCATAGGTCAGATGAAGCAGGGTGATGACACCTATCTCTGCGTAGCCCCAGTCAAGAACAGATACGGGCGAGCAGACCAGACAGGTAACAACTACGTCAGCCTAGCCTTTAACCCTGACAGTATGTATCTAGATGATGTTCAGATTAAGTATGCACAGGAGGCTATGTATGGAAACTAAACTATGGGAATACACCTTCAGCAAAGAAGATGTAGAAACCTTATTAGGTAAACCACTAACAGATGGTGAGTGGAACATTATTGTTGATGAGTTATACAACAATGATGGATTATATGATGAGACAACCAAGTATGTATTGCAGGTAGTTGAGAACGTATTGAATGGGTAATCCAGCCAAGGCAAAAGGCAGCCAAGCAGAACGAGCAGTCGTGGCTTGGCTTAAAGCCAACGGCTATAAGTATGCAGACCGCAGACTAGCAGGAGCAACCTTAGACAAAGGCGACATCAGCGGTTTGCCAGGAGTTACCATTGAGATTAAGAACCACGCTAAGTTAGACCTTGCAGGATGGACAGCAGAGTTAGAAGTAGAGATGAAGAATGATGGTGCTTGGACAGGCACTGTAATCCATAAGCGTAAAGGTAAAGGAGACGTAGGTGAGTGGTATGCAACTATGCCAGCAAAGGTATGGTTAGCACTACTTAAGAAAGCAGATGGACAAACATAGTATTGCTGCCTACTTGGCACATATAGGCGCCACCCTGCCACCAGAGGGCAGTGGGTGGCGAAAGATTAAATGTCCATTCCACCCAGATAAACACGCCTCAGCAGGTGTTAACTATCAGGAACAAAGATTTAAATGCCACGGATGCGGAGTCGGTGGAGACGTATATGATTTAATTATGCACAAGGAAGGAGGCAACTATCGTGAGGCTGTCAAATTCGCAGAGACAATTTCTCCTACAGGCAACAACAGAGTACGCCCAGCACATACATCTAGCAGCAGACTATCTGGCAAGTCGGGGTCTGTCGGTAGACGAGGCAAAGAAGTTTCATTTAGGAGTAGTGGACAATCCATTACCAGGTCACGAAGGTTACAAGGGTAAGTTAGTTATCCCATACATCACGCCATCAGGCGTGGTAGACATACGGTTCAGGTCTATTAATGGTGAGGACCCTAAGTACATAGGTTTGCCAGGGGCTAAGACCACTATGTTCAATGCACAGGCTGTGCTAACAGCAGACCAATACATCTGCGTCACCGAAGGTGAGATAGATGCAATCACTACAGTAGTCAAGACTGGACACCCAGCAGTGGGTATCCCAGGTGCTAACAACTGGAAGCCTTACTACACCAAGATACTAGATGACTTTGAGACAGTCATTGTCTTAGCAGATGGTGACAATCCAGGGCTAGAGTTTGGTAAGAAAGTTAGCCGTGAGTTAGGCAATGTAAATATAGTTCAGATGCCAGACGGACACGATGTCAACAGCATCGTGCTACAGGAAGGAGTACAGTTTTTAGATGAGCGAATCAGAAAATGTTTCAATGGATGATTTAGAGGGAGTCTGGAACCACATAGCAGACAACCCCCTGCTACTAGGTATCCCATTATCAGAGCACAAAGGTATTGATTTACTGTCAGCATTAAGAGACGTATACGAGACCAACAAGAAAGACCAGCAGTCAGCCCAGATGCTGCTTACCTTACTGGCTAATGTCCTAGTGGCAGCAGCACAGGGTGATGGTGATGAGGTAGTAGAAGAAGTGATAGTCCAAGAGGCTATGGCTAAGTTTGACCGTGAATCCAGAAAGGTACTAAATGAAGGACACTAAATACTTTGACGACATTCTAATGGAACTGAAAGTAATTATGGTACGCAAGCATCAGGACTACGGCCCCAACAATATAGCCCGTGCACCAGGCGGTGCAATGAACGGGCTGATTGTCAGGATGCACGACAAGATGGCACGGCTAGAACATCTAACCTTTAACAATAAATCCAACACGCCGAACTATGAATCCATTGAAGATACCCTAAAAGATTTGGCAAACTATGCCATAATAGGACTAATGGTACAAAGAGGTCAGTGGGAAGGATTGAGTGAGCCAAGAGTTCATAACTGAATACGACTACCTAGTAGCATCGTTATCAGTTGAATACCATAGGAAGTACCCTATGGTGGAGACACCTGACATACAGCAGGTGCTCTGGCTTTGGTTCGTTACCCATCCTGTAAAACTAACTGAGTGGTCAGCCCTTGAGCAAAAAGACAGAGAGAAGTTAATAGCCAAATCTCTCCGCAATGCAGCCATAAAGTATTGCGAAAGAGAGAAGGCTAGAACAGTGGGCTACGAGTTGCTTGACCTGTATTACTATGACGCTACAGTTATTGAGGCTTTCTTGCCTAGTATTATTGCTGAGTCATATGAAATACCTAGCAAGATTAAAGATTTAAACTATAAGTTTAGTAAGTCAGAAGGCAGCAGTGATGGCAACAACTGGCTAGTTTTAAGGTCAGATATAGCCAATGCTTTCTTTAAACTAACAGAGGCAAAGCAGAATGTATTGCGGGTACGCTTTAGCGTAGACAGCAATGACTGGAGTCTCATCTCAAAGGATTTAAAGACGACACCAGATGGTGCCCGTATGAAAGTACAACGTGCTATCAACTCTCTCATCAGAAACCTAGGTGGCTGGAGGCCATACACAGATGAAGATGTATCACAGGCAGAGCAGGACGATGAGTCAGAGTAAGGACATCAGAGATTTGCTAAAGCGAATTGATTACACCAAATCAATGGATTTGCGTGGTGAGCCAACAGAAGTATGTGTATGTGGTTGTGATGTCTTTGTTATGTTAGGTGGATTTGTAGACGGAGAGATAGCCTTTTACTTTACAGATGCAGAGTGTGCAGGATGTGGCAGTATGGTCACATTACCTACACCTACAGGAGAGGAAGATGGCTGTGCCGACATATGAGTTTATTTGTCCTATTTGTAATATAACAGTAGAGCAAGAGTTTTCTGTATACTCAGAACATATAATCAGATGTGCTGATTGTGGTGTGCAGATGGATAAGAAGTTTTCAGCAGCACCAGTACACTTTAAAGGTACTGGCTTCTACAAAACAGGAGGTTAAGATGAGAACAAGGGGTGGTTTTCACCGCAAGATAGGTAAAGTATATTTAAGTATTGGTTTTAGTTTTCACAGATTTGCTTTAGGTTTTACTTTTTCTAAGAAATTTATTGATATTGATTTAGCATTTTTTTGGATAGGAGTAGAGTTTTGATTCCTAGATTTAAGAACAGACCAGCCTGTGAAGGGACAGAGACACGGTTATGGTTCTCTGAAGAAGGCAACAACTATCCAGAAAAAGAACTACTAACTAGGATTTGTAATGGCTGTCCAGCCAGACAAGAATGTTTACAGTATGCACTTGAGTATGATGTAGATGGATTTTGGGCTGGCACTTTGCCACCTCAGCGCAGAGCAATACGCAGAGTCAGAGGCATAACAGCCAAATCAATGATACCAGAATGGGAGCAAAGAGTCCGTGGCGCTTGAACCTATACGTCAGGTAAACAATGACGGCAAGAGAGAAAAGATTGCAGCCACAGTCTTGGCAGAATACTTTCAGGGCTGGAAGTTTTATGGCACTCCCCGCTTTTACTTTACTGACTTTCATATTTGCCTACAGTGGGGCAATGGCAGAGAGAACTACATTGGTGATTTAGAAATCAAATGGCTAAAGACAGACAGCAGCAAGCCAGCCATCTTTCCGTTTAACAAACTACAACAGATGCTAATAGCACCACCATATACAGATAACGAACACTCATATCACCGTATCTGTTTTAGATTTTCAGATGGTATAGCAATGGTTCCAGCCAGAGAACTAGCACATCTAGAACCAGTCTTTCATACTAGATGGGACACGCAAGAGCGTGACCTAGTAGTCTTTTATGATGCAAGGAGCAGGCCCGAATACTGGCACAACCTGATAATAAACGAATGACACACAAAGAACTGTTGGCAAAGATTGAAAATCAAGAGTCTTTAAATTCACAAAGTTTAGGCAATGGTTCTATCGGTAATGCCCTTCGTGCCGTAATGGAATTGCATAAGCCCGAAAAACAATATTGTTTAGAGTGTAGTGATATTGCCTATCCCTGCCCAACTATTCAGGCTATACAGAAAGAACTAAACTAAGTTTCTGTTGGAAGGGGAAGCCAGCAGAAAGCAGAAAAGACCCCCCTACCTGTCTTATCGGACCAGGTAAGGGGGTCTAATCTATTTAACGGACTACTTAGCGCCTCTGCCAAACTCTGTAGCAGATGGGTCTAGCCACTTAAGAACAGGGCCTAGGAAGCCTGCTAGGGCTGCTGTGCCTAGTACTTTAAGGTCAGTCTCTCCTGCTAGGTATAGTGCGATAGCAGCGGCTGCTGCGGCACGGAACCAGGTAAGCGATACTTGCTTTAGTGTTTCCATTATCTTGCCTTTCTTGTTGTATTGTGAACCTTACAGCAGGTACAGATGGGTGCCACTATGGCACCTTCTGCCACCTTCTTCTTAGGTGCAGGCTGTAATCTAGCCTTTACCTGATTCACAATCTTAGGTTGATTTAGCCACCAGAACCAAGGGCTAGTGTCATTACCACTATCATCATTAAGAGAAACGTGAAGGTGCTTAGTGTGAGGATTACTACCAGAATACTTTCTGTTACCTTCTTTACGCCTTTGACGTGACCAGATTTTTCCTTTGAAGATAAGGTACGCAACGCGTTCATCCTCTTTAAGTTTTTCAAAGATGACATCGCAATCAATCCCATTCTTCGGGTCGTGTGTCAAGTCTACTGCTAGCCCAGTATTGTGGTCCGAAGTCGGGCTTGCTTTCAGATGAGCAGCAGAAGGTAGCAGTCCATCGCTGGCCTTCATACGTTTCGGAGCAATGGCAGTCGCCTGTCGCAACAGGGCGACGGCAGCAGGGCTTGGCTTCTTGGCCAGTTTCATTCATTTCCTCAATGCTTCTTTTACTAGGTCGGTTAGTAAAGTCATTTGTTCTTTTTGATATGCAAGTTCTTGTTTTATTTGTTTTACTTCATCTTTAATACTATTGCCACCGTTGGGCTTAAGTTCTGATAGGTAATGTTTAGTTAAAAATTTAACTAGCCCAGCGTGTGCGCCAAAGATAGTTATAAGTGCAACGGCTAACTTAGCCCAGTCTTCAGGTGTCATTTATACTGTCCTTATTAGTATATCAATGATGCCACCATAGCCAGAGAAGCCTCTGTCTGGTGGAGTTTGTCGTGTGAATGTGATTTGTTCTATTACTACCTGACGAGATTCTCCCGTCTGTAGGTCCTGCCAAGTTACTACGTCACCGTTTTGTTCAATGGCTTCTAAGGCTTGGATACGGTCTTTAGCCCGCCCTTCATAGCCCAGCATTACATTGTACTTATCTGTCTCAACGTCATAACAAAAGACAGGAAACTTGATTACCCGCTGACGCGGGGTAGCAATAGTAGCCTTTGCTTGATAGCCCTTAAAGATAGGACCTTTAGTGCTATCGGTACCATCTCTGTATAAAATAAATTTATATGCTAAGTATTCTTGTGCACCTGTTGGCTGGCTAGTAGTTACTTCTACTGGCGGAACTGATGCGTCATAGGTAATTAAGTCATACTCGGTGCCATCAGCATCTACAGTTTCTAACGTCATAGAACCATAAGTAAAATCACCACGGCCTAGTAAACGCTTAAAATTCTTAGGCTCAAGGGTGTTGTAGCGGATATAACCTGTAGTTAGATAACCATTTGTTATAAGAGTACTGGCTGACTCTAAGTAGACATAGCCATCTGTTGTAGATACTTTGGCTGTTGCATATGCCAAGCGGTCTGTTGTGCCAAGAAAAGCACAAGAGGTAGTCTGATGCCCAGTTACTCCTGAGTAATATATGTCATTAGCATAGGCAAAACGTAGTGGTGATAGTTCAACAGATAGGTCAATACGGATTACTCCAGGGTTGCCATCAACGCTAGTTGCACACCAGATATAATTCTGTCTAGCAGCAAAGTCATAGCAAGGCTGGTCAGTCTCCACAATAAGTGGACCGTATGTAATAGAACCATCTTGGTCATTGACTGTGGCAATACGAATACCTTTGCTAGTACCAATAGCCAAATAACCTAGATAGTAATAAATCCTATGGACTATCTCACCAACTGGTAGTTCTGCTGCTACTGCTGCCCCACCATTTAGGGTGGGCATAGCACCTGTTGTAGTAAGTGTAAACTTCTGAATTGTAGATTGTATACCGTTATATCCTGCTATATAGATAGCAGGTCCTGATGCTGTAATACTGGTATAGATATGGTCAGGAGATGGATGAGTATAAACTGCTGATGGCAAAGATGAAGATGCTGATGTAAATTCATATACAGCATTATTGGCTGCCATAATAATACGTTCTTTAATAAACTCCATTACTGCATTGGTTACAGTAATACCAGCAGCAGTAAACATAACTGTCGGAGATGTAGTAGATGTACCAGTAAGTGCTTTTTTGTTTACTTCTAACTTACCTGATGGGCCAGTATCATTAGTTACCCAATAAGCAGTAACACCATCATCACAGATAGCATATACCTTGTCATCAGTACCAGTGTTATAGTCAATAAAGTGAGTAACGTTTCCAGCAGTATCAATTTTATCTACGTCATATTCATCGTGTAGTAATACACCTTCGGTGTTACTCCACTCAATAGAACGTAAGAACTGTTGTGACCGACCATTAGATGCAATAGTGCCAGTAGTGTTATGGCTTTGTGTGCTGGCTTTAAGTAGGGTTACCTCACCTTCAGTCCAGACATTAACACCCTTGCTATCTGTATATTGAAATGTACCCTCACCTGGGATTAAAGCAGGGTCATAAAAAGTAATGCCAGTCCCGTTGTGAAACGAAGACTGGCTTCTCAACCACCACCCAGTTAGTGATTGCTCACCAGGTTCAGTCTGATTATCAAACTGTTCCTTACGATACGGCGCTGTCTGTCGGATATAAGGTCTGTTATCAGAGATGGCATAGATAAATGGCATACCGCCAAGGGCTGTGTCATAGGCAATATCAGTGTTTTGCCAGATGCTATCAGTAGCAACTACACCAACATCAACGGCAATCGCTCTACTAGAGCGACCTTCGGTAATATCTCTCCCAGCCACTTACTCTCCTTGCTGTTGTTGTTCCCTAAGTTTTTCTTTTAAATGTTCATTAGACCAATACAATGCGTAGTAGTCAAAGTCAAGGCTAAAGCGTTTAATATGTCTAACCTTTGCTCCTGTATGAGCGTGTAGTGGAATACCTGCTGCCTTCATACGGCGGAAGAAAATAATATCCTCACCAATAAAGTGGTCATCTTCTCCGTCACCAGTCTCCATAAACATACCCTTGCCAAGATGTGCTTCACGCAGTTTAGGTATAATAGATTTGTGCATTAACACAAAACCAAAACCAGCATTATCAATCTTAACTACTTCATCCTCTGGTAGTGGATGTAAGTATTGAATCTGAAATTCTGATATATCATTAAACAAACAGGGAAACGGACGCATAAGACTGCCTTCAGTTTCCTTAGAAATAAAGTAAACACCGCTAACAACAGGACGGTTAATCTTATCTGCCGTCTTCCATAGTTTAGCCATAGCATCTATGGTTAGAACTATGTCTGAATCTACCCACAATAGCCAATCAGTTTTAATCTTGTCAGCCCAGTGGTCAAACAGTACTTGGCGTTGTCTGCCAATTTGATTACCCTGTACCCTGATTGTGGTATGTATTGGCATACCATTAGGGCCACCAGCAACTAGTGCTGTGGCTAGTCCTTCTGTAAATTTGCCATCGGTGGTGCCATTATCGCACCAACCAAGGGCTACTGTATCTGACTTACCTATCATTGTCCCCTACTTTCCTTAAGATAGCAGCAATGCTGCTTCTTCTTGAGTGATGCCTAGTTTATCAAGCAATGCCTGACGGGCTACAGCCTTGGCTGCTGCCTCTTGCTCTGCTGCTAGGCGGTCTGCCTCGGCTTGTGCCTGCATTGCTTCTAGTTCAGCAATTTCTTCTGCAGTCAAAGGGACAACAGTTTGCTCTCCCGTTGAGCAGTCTACGATTACTTTTTCCATTGTTATCTCCTTATGAGTTTTTGATTCCGTATAAAAAGAATGATGAGTTAGCGCCTAAATTTATACCAGTCAAGTTAAAACTTAACGAATTTATTGCTGTAGTAACTGACCAAAGACGAGCCTCTGCATAGATGTATGCAGTTGTTGAGTTATCTTCTTGTGTCCAGAATCCTGATATGGGTTTATTTTGGCTGGCAGTATAAGATGGTATGTAAAGTTCTACATTAGAAAATGTATTAGCGGTTGATGCTGAACCATTAGAAGCATTACCTAAAGAAGCGCTGGTACCAGAAGATGAAACTACTGAAGAACCATTGCCTCTAACAAATCTAAAAGATTGATTTAGTGTAGAACCATTTATAGTAAGTCTTATAGAGTCGGCAATAGAACCACCTGAATTTGACCTAACACTAGCCCTTACCACTAAATCAGTATAGGTAGCAGGTATGCTAGAAAAGGTAACAGATGCAGCAGATGTAGATAAAGTATTGCTTGCGATGAGTGTGTATGTACTAGCCATTTGTCACGCAGCCTTTATGCCGTATAGTGTGGCGGTTGTGCCTGTGGCAAAGTTAGCACCTGCCACTACCGCAATTTTTGATATTGCACTTGTTGAACGCCATAAACCAACATATCTATCAGAATAACCTGTGCCATTTCTATCATTTGCATTAGTCATTAGACAAGTTTTATTAGTAGAACCAGCGTATGACAAAAAGTCAGCAGTCAATAATCCTGGAGTAGTTGTAACTCCATTATATGCAAAATCCCAACCAGAACCAGCGTTAGTGCTACGATTTGAAACAACAGTAGAACCATCTGCTCTTAGGTTGGTTTGGCTGTAACTGCTTCCAGCATTATCATCATTGATAACAATAACTGGATAGACTGTTCCTGAGTTAGCGGAACCAGTAAAAACTAAACGTAAGTCGGTATAAGTTCCAGGGATGCTACTAAATGTTATACTTGCAGCCGCAGCCCCTAAAGTAGTCGTTGCGATTGGCTCGTATGTTGCTGGCATTGTTACCCCTTTATGCCGTATAGGGCGAAGGTTGATGCTGTGTTATAGACCCCACCGCTATCATTAGATTTCAAAGTGATGCTCGTTATGGCATTTGTGTTGAGCCATAGACCAGAACCCAAATCTACGCCGCCGCTTCCATTGCTATCTTGTCCTGATAGATAACGAACAGTTTTATATTTGTTAGTATTTGTATAATCCAAAATATCCCAGATAAAAACACCATAAGTGGAGTTTGTTGTTGGTAGTCCAGCATTACCTAAAGCAGGAATTTCTGTGAGGGTTGTGGAGCCAGCCGCGTTAGCACTTGAGCCGTCACCAATCAATCTGTGGCGCGTATAGTTTGAACCTGTATCTCCATTGATGCGCATATTCATAGCCGTATTGACATTGCTGGCATTAGCAATACAACGGATTTGTAGATGTTGATAAGTGCTTGGAATTGAACTGAAGGTAATTTCAAAAGCAGAACCATTCCCAGTAGCGGTAGCAATAGACTCAAAGGAAGGCGGGATGTAATAGTCATTACCTACCAGCAAATTACCTCTGCGTAGTTTATTCTTTATACTGACTACAGCCATTAGGCTACTACCTCATCCCAGGATAGGGTTTCCTCGTTCCAGGTATAGACTGCTCCATCAGTCGGGTACGGCACTGGTGGCTCCCATCTAGCATCCTCATTTAGTATCCAAGAAGAATATGGCTTAGGTGCTACAAACCAATCATTAACTAAGTCATAGGTATAGCCAATGCCAGCATAGTTCTTACGGATAGTGCCGTTGTAAGAAGTCTGCTTCCACTTGGTGTCTTGACCAAAGAGTGACTTACAGAAGATAACTCCTTTGTCCTCTGACTCAACGCCATCCAGTAGGAGTTCAGCATTAGCCACCACAATTACCTGTGTGACTACATTGTTGTCATCTAGTTGTGCAAAGTGTGCCATTAGAAAGTTATACTCCCGCTTCCTGTAAATTGATAAATATGATAACTACCTGAAGTTGTATAGGTAGGGCTACCTGTAGTTGCTGCCGCGGCTTGGAGTGCACGAATAATAACTACGCCTGAACCACCCGCTCCTGCTGTCTTGTAAGTTGCTGTTGTTGCATTATATGCACCACCACCGCCTCCACCTCCAGTATTTGCTGAACCAGCGCTAGCGTTAAAATCTTTATTTGCGCCTTGTCCACCGCCACCAGTGGCTTGACCATAGGTTGTAACACCACCACCACCACCACCACCTGCTCTAGTTACAGATGAACCTGTAATTGTAGAAGCCAATCCATTACCGCCATATCCACCATCATTTGAATATGCTTGTTGGCCTGATGAAGAAGCGCCTCCACCTCCACCACCACCATTTGTTACGGAAGCAGTACCTCCGCTTGTTCCCTGTGTTGAGTTACCAGAACCACCAGCGGCGTTTGGCGCACCACCGCCACCTCCAGAACCACCGCTGGCTCCAGTTGTGCCATCAGAACCACCACGTCCTCCACCGAGTGAAGTTATTGTTGAAAGCACGCTATCAGAACCTTGCACACCATCTTGACTGTTACCACCAGCAGCCCCGCCTGCACCTACTGTTACGGTGTAAGTTGTAGCGCCAAGTAAAGTTAAACTTGACTCAGCAGAACTATTATTTCCTGATGTTCCAGCAGAAGTTCTATAACCACCTGCTCCACCAGCGCCTACACCACGTCTATCGGTTGCACTGTTTGCTCCTGCTCCTCCGCCACCGCCTCCAATAACTAGAAAATCAACAGTAACAGGCGGCACATAGTAAGCATTACCAACAAGTAGGCTACGGCTAAATGTTCCGTTCTTAAGACTTCTAATTGCCATTAAGCCACCTGTGATTTCGTATAACGAACGATAACAATTCCAGAACCACCATTGGAACCAGAACTCGTTTTATCTCCAGCAGCACCTCTGCCGCCATTTCCTGTATTTGCTGCACCACTTACAGCAGTTTTTGTGCCAGAATCATTCCACCATCCGCCACCGCCACCAACTGCGTAAGTGTTGCCAAAGTATGTAACTCCATTACCACCAACACCGATAGTGGTAGATGTGGCATTATCACCTACTCCACCTGCACCACCACCGCCGCCACCGCGGGTTCCGTAACCATTACCTCCATAGTAACCCTGTCCAGTCGTGCCATTTCCACCATATTGTCCAGCAGGACCGTATGGACCAGATGTTCCAGGACCCCAACCCCAGGAACCACCACCACCAGAGCCGCCACTGCGACCAGTAGTATCTTCTGGACTTCTAAATCCACCACCACAACCACCGCCCGATGCTGCAGTTAATGAACCAAACTGAGAGTTGTTTCCATTAGAGGCATTTGTATCAACAGCGGTTCCACCTGCACCAATAGTTACTGTGTAGTTCTGTGCTGATAAAGATTGAGATGAGTAATATAGTAATCCTCCAGCACCACCACCACCTTGACCTTCATTTCGCCCACTCCAGCCACCAGTCGGTCCTCCGCCTGCAACAACCAAAATATCAGCAGTAAGTGGTGAACTTCCTCCAGTTATGCCTAGTGTTCCGCTGGAAGTAAATGTGCGATAGTAATATGTGCTGTCAGATGTAAGTGTTCCGCCCGTCACTGTTAGTGGTATGTAAGGGCTATTACCAACAAGTACACTAGACGGTGAGATGTTACCTGTCTTGTAACTTGTAATGGACATTAGACGGAAGCCTCATCTCCAAACGCTGCGAAAGCAAGGTTAGCAGTTGAAGCGTATACTGAAATCACATCCGTTGCTGCTAGTGTTAAACCAACAGTAATCAATGTAGAGTCAGATGCACCAACAGTAATATCATATCCAATGTAGTGAGCATTGGTAATTGAAGCACCAGCAGGGCGTACTGCTAAACGAAATGTAGCAGCAGTAGCAGTTAGATTAGCAACAGAGATTGTTGATACTACTGCTTCCTTACCTGACGGCACTGTGTATAGGGTTGTTAGTGTTGTCGCAGATGGGTTTGATTGCCCAAGGACTTTTTTAGCCATTTAGATATTTCTCCTTTAAGCGCCCATCAGCATAAATACTGACGGTGTTGGGTCGGTTACGATTGTTGACCAAGAAGCGGTTGTTCCGTTCGTAGTCAAATACTTTCCTGAGTTTCCAGTCTGACTTGGTAGTGCATCTACTGTTGACCAAGCAAGTCCTGATGTAGTACTTGAGTCAGCCTTTAGGTACTGTCCATCAGTTCCTACTACCAGGGTTGCTGGAGTTGCCTGTGCACTGGCAGATATTAACGCACCTTTACCAGTTAGGTAAGAAGTTGGAAGTGCAGCATTGGCTGTAGTTTGAGCAGATGATGCAGCAGTGTTGGCTGTATTAGCCAAGTCATAGGCTGACTTAACTGAGTTAGGTGTAGCAGCAGTTGTAATAGATGTGCTAGCAGTTGAGTCAGTAAGTTGTACTGCACCAGATTGTGATGTAGTTGCAGCCTGAATTGAGATGGTTACATCTCCACCTGTACCTCCACCTGTAATCGGAGAGGTTACGTTAACTGCTGTAATGTCACCAGCATTGGCTGGGGACCATTCCAAACCAGTCGTTGTTGCGCTATTAACTGTAAGGACATAACCATTAGTTGCAGCAACTGTTAGTTGGTCAAAGGCTGATGTTCCTGTTCCTACTAGTAAATCTCCCTTTGCATCAAAGGATGCTGCAACAGCAGCAGCAGCACTGGCTGCGCTAGTAGCAGCAGAGTTAGCAGAGGTTAAAGCAGATGACGCAGATGTGCTTGCGCTAGCAGCAGATGTGGCAGCAGCGGTTGCGATGGCTG